CCAGCCACTATTCTATTGTCAGCAGTATGGTCTACTGAAGTACTTCCACTACTTAATGTTCCGGTTCTAGTAAAAGAAGTACCACTTCCCTCTCCAGAGTTTAAAGTCGTAACAACCTCTTCAACATAAAATACACCGTTATTACTATTTGTACCAGATATATTAATTGTATCTCCAGCCTTTATTAAGTTAGATGTATATATAGTAGTGTACGTTGAATTTACTCCAGCGTGTAGAACCATATGTGATTTTGTAGGTACAGGCATATCTAATTAGGGTTAGTTTCTGGGGTTGTTGGGACATCTTCAGCACCGGATTGAGCGGCTACAAAACTTATACCACCAAACATAGTGAAATCAAGTCTTTGAGCAGAGCCAGTTCCTGCTGTTGCATTTGCAGACATTTCAAGACTGTCTACATCACCATCACTTCCGGTGTCTGTAACAGTATCTACAAAAGCACCTTCAGGTGCACCTGTCCCTTCTATAAATAAAGCACTATTATCAAATATTAAATTATCACCCACTCCTGAACCGGTAACTCCAACTGTTGCATCTCCAGATGTCAATTCCATTGCTAGTGAAAAATTACTACCACTTAATACTAATGGGTTACTTGTACCCGGATGTTTTGCATCTGTAATTTCATAATTAACATCCCTACCTTGGTCTGATTCAAAGTAATGTAATCCATACCCACCTGCTCCAGTTAAATTACTAGTTCTCTCTACAATATACTCACTTAAATCAGTAGAACCATCTGCACCTTCCTTATGGTCATATAAACCACCAGCTGTTTTTATTTTACCTAATGAATCTACAGACATGTCCTGTATTAAAGAGTATTCATTTTCTCTTAAATCCCTAGGGTCTTTCCGGTTATTCATACCGCCAGACCAATCTCTAATTGTGTAAAATTTCTTAGGCATCAAGTATCTCTATATGAACTAAATCATCAAAACTATTATCTTTAACATCCCCATCAGAATCCCAATCTCCACCCCACCTAACTTTTACTCCAAGCTGATGAGCTATACCACGAATCATTCCACCCATATAATGAAATCCATCTCTGTTTTCCCAGTCTATAGGGTAAGGAGCAAGGTCAACTGCCTTTCCTTCCATATGTTTAGAGTACTTAACTTTAGTAGCACCCTTAGCTAATAATTCTTGTTGACGCTCTTCACTTCGTAAACCTTCAATAATAGTTACATCCATTATTTTTATTAACTCATTTAATACGTTTACAAGTTTAGCATCTACGCCTTTTAACCTTTCCTTACTTCTTTTACCAAATTTAGGCATTGCGAACCTTCCTTGCTATTGATTTACTATATTTTGCTTTTTGCTTTCCAGATGCAGAAGCTTTTCTTTTTGCTCTGTTTGTAGCACTTTTTTCTGAGGGACTGAGACTTTTCCTAACTGATTCAGGTAAGTAACGACCCCTTTTCTTTTTTGGTTTTTTACTATCACTTTTACTGACATAATCCCATTTTTGCTTTGTCCATTTAGACAAGCTATTCTTAGATGACTTAGACCCTTTATAGCCACCGCCAGACTTTTTATATATCTGAGTAGCTAATTGAGCTTTACGAGCACTCCACTGACCTTTTCTACCGCCTTTAGTTCCAGACTTAACACGAGCAACAACCCTCTTCCATAATGCTGGATTTGTTTTCTTAGCACTAGCCATTATATTACCACTTAACCTTATCAGCCCAGTAAGCAGCTGACATTTTACCTTTTGCTATATTCTTAGCATGTCTAGCTTTAAAAGATTTACGCCTAGCTTTTTGTCTAGCAGACTCTCCTTTTTTAGGCTTACCGGCTGTTTTAACGCCTTGTTGACCAAAGCGAATTGTTTTAACTTTAGTACCAACTTTAGCAACTACTACGTGAGATTTTTTAGGATGATTAGGTGTTCTCTTGGGTTTATTATACCCAGAAACACCAGCTCTTTTTAATCTTGAATCACGTTTAGCAGGCATTATTTAGCACCAAAAACTTTAGAGAAGAATCCTTTCTTTTTCTTTTTACCTTTACCGGAAACTTTCTTTCCTTTTTTCTTCTTCTTTTTCACATCACTAGACATAGCGTAAGTATCTATACAACATCCACAATGTTTAATCTCTGCAGGTTCAGCATTTAAAGCTGTACTTAATAAAATAACTGGAATTAAATTCATCAGTCAGCCTCCATATCCATTGATACAGCTAAGAAATCAGTCATTGCATCTACACACGCAACCAACATTGCTTTTTGCTTTGCATCATCATACTCTTTCCAATCTGGAATTTTTTTAGCAATAGCTTCTGCAATCTTTTCTTCTGTCTTTGGATTTTGCAAGTTTTTGACTTGTTCAGCCATTAACTCTTTTGCAAGTTTTTTGGCAAACTTAACAATTAACTTCTTCATATTTTATCCTTTATTTTTATAGTTAAATACACGATTGACATCAATGCTACAATACATTGAAGTAATAAGTTTATTTCTGCTAAATACACTCCATAGTTAGCAAAACTAATAGATGCTACTTTTAAACTATCCATTATTTCTAATCCTATCTAATTCTTTTTCTAAATAATCAATTCTTTGATTTTGTTTAATATCAGCTGGTATTTCTGCATTTTGGTTTGCCTTAGCATCTTCCTCCATTCTACTGATATGCTCTTCGTTAATACTTACTTGATACTCTAAAAAAGATATTCTAGCATTTAACTCTCCATATCCCCACACCATAGCTCCTATAAGACCTATTGCTTGAAAAAGCATAGGTAGTGATATATTAAGACTGCTTGAATCTGATATTGGTTTAGTGTTTGCCATTTATTCTACTCATACTACCTTTGATTTCTGATAAGGCATTATCCATATCATTTATTTCTTTTGTTAAAGCATCAAATTTTCTATCTAACTTATCATCTGACTGATTCCATCTTCCAATAAGTTTTATAATCATGCCTTCAATATTTTCAATACTTTCAGATTGACCTCTATTTTCTATTTTTAAATCTTCTAAAGTTTTCTGCTGTTGAGCTGATTTATTTGATAGAGAAACAACAAGATACACAAACATAGCACCTACTACGCCTATCATTCCTGCTTCTCCATATACTGCCATAAAATCCATTATTTTTTCTTTTTCCCCCAACTTAGTGGATTAATGTTAAATTCTTTTTCATAAAATAATACCTGCTCCTGCATCTCTTTATACCTCTCTTCCTCATCTCTTATATGTTTAGATACAAGCTCTTCAATTTGACTGTCAGCTTCTGCAAGGTTTTGTTCAAGGCTAAAAATCCTTGTTTCAATTCTCCAGTAGCTATAAACCAAGCCACCAACAAGTACAAGTATTTGAGCAAGCCATTTGAGATTAATGCTAACAATAGCATTATCGTCAAGGACACTAGCTCTATAACTTCTTGCTGTTTGAGGTTTATCACTCATTTTACCTCTACATTTTCATATGCTTCATGTTTGTAGCACCAGTTTTCACCTTCAATAATTTTTCGATACCAATGAACTTCATCTTTATGGTCTTTAATATGGTGAAAAACTGTACTATCAACATCTGTTAATTGATAACTACCTACTGACCATCCGCTATTACATGAACAAGTAATGGCACCTAAAATAAACACAACGGTAATTATGTAATAGTAATACATTCGTTTATCTTCTTTAAGCATTTTTATAGACGTAGATTACATCTATCCCATAACTTGTTGATTGATTATCCATTAAGGTATCCTCGCTAACAATTCAGCTTTAGTATCACTAGATTCATATGAAATATCTCTAGAATCTAAAAAAGTTTTTATTTCATCTTTAGTATTAGAGTCAGTAGGTATTTCATTAGGAGATGTTGCAATAAAGTTTATTATTTTATGAGTTCCAATAATTAATCTACCATGTCCATTATCATACTTTTTTGCACATTCATCTACGTAAAACTCTTCAATAGTTTTAAAGCTATTACTTTTTTTAAGTATTTCTCCATCTACTTCTACAAAATATGTATAAGAAGAAGGATAAGTCAAGGTTTCCGTAGACCCATCTGGATAAGTTTTAGTGCGAGTAGCACCGGGTGTAGTATTTCTATGAATCCTAATTCGTTCACCTTGACTAGACCTTCTTATAATCATTTACTTACCAACCTTTTTCATTGCAATTTTATGAGAGTCTGTAAATGTTTTTCCTTTTTTCATTAAAGAAACCATTTCTTTTAAATGCTTAGAAGTATGATGCTTAGAATGTTTTTTCATAGCACCTTCCTGTCTTTTATTAAGACCATTTAATGATATTCCTTTAATAATCATACTACGCCTCGACCTTTTCTTCTACTTCTTCAGCTTCTAAAGATGCACGGAGACGAGTTTCAACACCTTCTATACCCATAACTAATTGGTCTCCAATAAAACGATTGGTTGCCAATTTATTGTCAAGGTCTTGCTTGTGTTGACATAACATTCTTTGCTCATCAGTTAACTCTTCGATAATGTATTCCTTATCGTCCATAGTTAATGTAGGCTTTTCTTTTTGTGTTTTAGCCATCATTGACTCCTTTGTTTGTTATTTAAGTTTACTTTCTAATTCTTCTACTTTTGCAGATAATTCTTGTACCGCCTTAATTAACGGAGTAATTAATTCAGCTTCTCCAAGTAATTGCATTCCATCTTTTTGTTCTTGCCACATTGGAAATTCAGAATGACCTACTTCATCCATAGCTTCTTTTACTTCTTGAGCTACAAAACCATAATGTATTTTATCTGGATTTTTACGCTCAGTAGTTTCTGCGTTATATTGCTCAAATTCTTGTGGATATTCACTAGGCGCTTTCTTTTGAAACTTTCTTGTTTTTAACTTATTAACAAATTCAAGTCCTAAGTCATTATCTACAATGTTCTTTTTAATGCGTCTATCAGATGAATGAGTCCAAGTAGCATTTTCTCCAAAATCATTAACAATATAATCTGAATCTACTCCGATTCTTATTGTTTCTGTTCCACCACCAGCCAAAGCATCTGTACCAGCTTTTAATACTATTTCATCAGTTATATCGACAGCTGAAGGGTCAGCCTGTGCTCCTATATAAACATTACCAGACCCAGTTGTAAGGGTATCACCAGCTTGAAACCCAACTAAAGTATTTACATCTCCAGTTGTGACGCTCTTTCCAGCCTCATATCCTAGGGCTGTATTGTAATTTGCCCCATTCATATTACCTTTTAAAGTACCATTACCAATTGCTACATTTTGTTCACAAGAACCAGCCCAAGTACCTGACCCACTACCCTGTCCAATAAATACATTATAAAAATTATTAGAAGAACCTGCACACCCAGCTCCTTTTCCAATTATAGTACTATCTGTAGTAGTACCAGAACCTGGAGCAGCTGACCTTCCAATAATAACATTATTACTAGATGCTGTAATTGCTATACCAGCATCACTTCCTAATAATGTATTACCTCCTCCAGTACTTAGCGCTAAACCAGCATTAGCTCCAATTCCAGTATTATAACTTTCAGCACAAACTTTAAGAGCAGAATAACCAACAGACGTATTTTCTTCTTTATTTACACCACTTGCACCACTCAAAGCTCGACTACCAACACTTGTATTTCGAGAGCTAGTTGCATTATAATACCCAGCTTCCCAACCTACATGAGTGTTCTCGTCTCCAGAAGTTAAACCATATCCAGATTTATACCCAAATATAGAATTTTTATCACCTGTTAAAGCTACGCCAGAATTATAACCTACTAATGTATTTCCAGCCCCAGACGTTAAAACTTTACCAGATTCATATCCAATAGCTACTGTGCCATTAGCCGTAGCATTATTTATAGCCTCACCAGCTTTATACCCAATAAGAACATGGTAAGCACTAGCCCCTGATGCTTCACCAGCTTTTGAACCTATCATAACATTTCCCGACCCAGTAGTTAAAACTGAACCCGCATATCTTCCCACTACTACGTTATGGTCACCTTGTGATAAATAATTACCAGCATTACTTCCTATGACTACATTATATTCAGCTTGACTTAAATTATCTTGCCCAGCAACGCTATGACCAATAAATACATTTTCATCACTATTACTGTCTATTGTTCCTTGAGATGAACCAAAAACTGTGTTGGATGTACCAGAATCATTATTAGATAATGATATTTTACTATTAGAATCAATTACCATTCTTGTAGTAAATGAACCACCAGCCGCTAAAGACAAAGCACCATTAATTGAGCCAAGTTTTGCAGAATTGTCTGCATTATCAGCAACGACTTTATATACTCCAGCAAGACCACCTAATAAAAATTGAGCTTCATGGTTTGCAGAAGCATTAAAAACTTTTAATGCACCACCATCTCCAAGTGCACCTATTTCAACATTTCCTTCACCTGTTCCATTTGTTATTAAAGATAATTTAACCCCACCATCTTTATCACCAAACTTAGCTGTTGTTACTCCGCCACTTTCTATACAAGCAATAGTTAATCCATGAGCCGAAGCAATAGCTCCATGTGTAATTTTAATACCATTAATAGGATTGCGACCAGATATATTTAATCCCCACCCAGAACTATGATTACTTTTATCAATAGACATATTTCCAGCAAGCATCTCATCAAAAGTAAAAGAACCTCCGCCTTCTACTGATAAATCTCCTGTTATAGTTACATCTCCAGATATTGTACCGCCACCAGCTACTCCATATGATATGGAAGATAAAATTGAACTTTTCATATTATACCTCCTAAGCTAGTACAATTCTAACAGTTGCGTCAGAACCACCTTTTCTTTCCATAATTAGATATACTGTATCACCTAATCCTTTTGGAATTTTA